TTGAAGAAATCGCCATCCTCAGGCGTTGGGCGCTGCTGATAGAGAGCCGAAAAGCCCTTAGGGTTTCGGCGCCGGAATGCCTCAAGATAGGGTAGGCCGAAGCGCTCAGGCCAAAGAGCCTGACCAGCGGCACGGCCAAGGACATCGTTCTCCTCGGCAATTGCCGGGATGTTGATGATTTCCCACTCAGCCGCGCTGTCAGCATCATAGCATGGGTTCGTCGGGTCGGTGATCCTGCCCACAAGATCATCCTCATGCCAGCGCGTCTGGATGACGATCATGGCGCCAGTATCAGTCATGAACCGCGAACAAATGTCGTTCTGAAACCAATCCCAAAGCGCGTTGCGTGTCGTAGGAGAGCGGGCTTCCTCACTGTTCTTGATGGGATCGTCGATAATGACCAGATCCGCGCCTCGCCCAGTGATGGTGCCGCCGCGCCCCAAGAAAAACAGCGCGCCGCCCTCATCCGTTTCCAACCGGTCTGTAGCCTGTGATCCAGTGGCAAGCACCACTCCGGGGAATACCTGCTTGTAGGCCGGTGTACGGATGATGCCGCGCACAGCCTTGCCGATGTCCTCTGCGAAGGTCTGATTATAGGTGCAGACTGCGACATACCGATAGGGATCGCGGCCAATGAACCACGCAGGGAACCGCTTGGAGGACAGTTCAGACTTTCCATGGCGCGGTGGGAACGTGATGATGAGGCGCAGCTTCTTCCCGATCTCAACGGCCTCAAGGGCTGCCGCAAGGGCACGATGGAAATACTGAGCCTGATACCGGGTGAGGTCCGCGTTCTCGGGATCTTCCTTGTCCGGCATAGTGAACTCGGTGAAGGTGATCAAATCATCATGAGCCTGCTTCGCCTTGATGAGACGCATGACCATACCGCGCTGGCTGGCAAGCTTTTTAGCCTGAGCCAGCCTATCTTGCTCAGCCTGCTGCTCAGGGGTGATATGCTCCTTCGCCATTAATGCGCCCGCATCGCCAGAGTGACAATCAATCCAGCCATGAAGAGGATCATACCCCCAGTGGATGTGATCATGATCTTTTCCATGCGGCCTAGACGGGCATTGATACCAGCATACCGGATGGCACAGATCATTTCATGGGTGTCGATGCGCGCGTTCGCATCTGCTACCTTCTCAGTCACAGGTTATCCTCCCAGCCAAGTGCATAACAATAACAATAAACACCGGACCCTGCGTAGTATATATTTCCGCTTTGAATAAATGCTCGATAAACCATAGCTGCCGAATTGCTATTATTGTTTACGTTATTATATGGAACAGGGGGAACTGCACCAAACCCACCAGCGTAGGCAATTCCGCTTGTCATGGATACGCCAACAACTTGCCCACCAGTCCCGCATCCGATTTCAAATTCTACCTCGCACGCAGTAGGAGGAATTGCAGATGAAATTGGGTATGCAACAGGGCTATATGAACTTGCGTTGTAAGTTCCAGCAGCCCCAGAGGCGATAGTGACGGGAACAATGAAATTCCCTGTTGACTGCACAACATACTGAACCCTACGGCCGCATTGCATAGTGGAAATGAAGTATTTGCTTGCACTTCCATCAGTTCGAACTGCACCAACTCGCGCAAAGCTGGCAAAACCAGCCGGTAGCGTTGGTGCAGTAGAAGACAGAGAAAATAGCCCAGCCATTGCCAGCGTAGTAGGGTTATAAATCACATAGACAAAATACCATGTGGATGCCGATACCGATCCAGTATCAATGCCGTTAGCCCCAACAGAAGTGATATTTGGAGAAACATTTACGTTCTTTGCAATGAACGTGGCACCAGCCGCTGTAGACAGGGCAATAGCATTTGCAGTTATTACGCTAGTGTAATTAGATGCCCCAATCGTGGCAATTTTCAGGCCAGAGAAGGCTCCCGGCAATGCAATGGGGTTTCCGCCCGAGGTGATAGGTCCGCTTACAGAAAGAGCGCCATTTACCGCGGCGCCTGTAGAACTGGCAGTGATCACGTCAACACCGCCCGCCGCCATGAATACCGACGAACCAGCCAGGCGCAGGGGCTGGTAAACAGAGCCACCTCGGTCATAGGCCGTTATCGTGCCAACAGCAGCAATATAGCCCAACTCAAGGCCAGCCCCAGCCAGAGGTAGGACCGATCCAGTGATGCGCTGGGTTCCTGACCAGTCCACACCGCCAAGGTTGTAGAAAGTGCTAAGGGTTATTCCACTAAGAGAACTGTATAGGTTGAGATCATCCTTACTTGGAGCCTGCGTCAGGTTCCATACAGTTCCGCCTATGCCACCTCCAATCAAAAGGCCAACAAATCCCTGAAGACGTGTAGTTCTAGCAATGGAAATATTTGAATTACCGGCTTCTGCCTTGGCGCCAATTAGGTAAGAACCGGCGATCTCCGTGCCGCCTGTCAGACCTCCTTGCGCCCGAAACGACCCGGTGATGTCCAGAGTCTGGGAAAGCTTGGTCGATGTGATGTTGCCATCAACAACCTTCGCTGTGGTGATGGTGCCATCTGCAACCACCGATGCTGTGGCGGAATAGATCGTGACCCAATTTCCAGCGGCCAAATCATTGGCAAAAACGCCAGAGGTATGAGCGATTGCGCAGACATAGGTCTGTGCGCCCTGCGCAACCACGTTCCCAACGGCAAATGCCGTCTGCGTTGCCCATGCACCCCTAGGAATCCAGTTCCCGTTCTCGCCGCCCAGAACGGTCAACACGTCAGAAGCAAGGGTCTGCATCGTAACGGTGCTGTTCTTGAGGGCGCCATCGTCGCGCTGGATCAGGATCAGATTGGCAAGGATAGCATCCAGGGTAGACTTAACACCATTGAACTCAGCATCAATCTGCGTGCCAGGCTGCTGGTTAGAAGGGTAGTATTGGGAGAAGCCGGTGAAGCTATATCCACGGGTGTAGGCTGGAGGCTGAGGCATTTTGTTTCCTTCAATGGCCGCAGCCCTTGGCAGTGCGTAGCTTTGTTGGCCATTGTTGGCAATGGCGATCTTTGGGGCCAACTTGTCCCTAAGGTATTCCACACCCAAATTTTTGTCGGATCAGGGGGGATCAAGAAATGGCTCGGCTGTCGGGTGGGCCGGGGGGCGGATCGCCAAGCCGGGAGCGCGGCCAGCAGTTGGAGAGCCAGCCAGCCAAGGGCCAGCCTCTCCCCCCTCTATTGGTAGGCCTCACCCTCTCCTAGGGTGTGCGATGTGAGGAAATCAGCCGGGTTGCGGGTCGTCCATGCCCCGCGACGGGGCATCTACCACGGTTGGGACGGGCCGCGCTTCGTTGCTCAGGTCCACAAGCGCCCCGTCGATCTTGCCGAGCATGGCCTGCAACTCGGCTGCGCTCATCTGGTCGATAGGTCGATCCTTAGCCCCGCCTGCGCCGTCCATGTGTCCTGCCATGGTCATGATGCACTTGGCCGCGCCCAGCCTCACAGGACCGCTTTGCTCGGGCTTGAGGAGGTCCATCAGCGTTATCAGGGCCATGGTTGCGCCCTCTGTGCCGATCATCCGGGTGCGCGCATCGTGCAGCACCTTTTGGATAGTTTCGGACTTTAGCGCAGCATAGCCTTGCTCCCTGTGATTATATCCCGCCGCCTGAGTCGCCGTCCCCACGTCGCCCGTGGTCAAATACGACTGAATGAAGCGCGCTTGTTTGTCCGTCAGGCCTGCGAGAGTGGGCTTTAGCGCCATTTTTCGTCACCTCATTATGTGGGTTGACGGTGACAACCTGTCCCCGTATTGTTGGCCAACATACACGACACCGCCCAACAGGACAAACACCCTATGGCCACCCCATCCACCGATCCCCTCAAGGTGCCCTATGCCCAGCACTTAGCCTCTGGTCCTTGTTGGGCTGTGCTGGTGGATGGCGACATAGATCAGGTGTGCGGCACTCGCGCCGATGCACTGCGGGAGCGCAAGGACTTGATCGCCATGGATTGCGGCAAGGTGACGGTGCGGCGCTTCGAGACTTGGGCGGATGCTCACGCCTATGAAGACAAGCGGCGGGGGTATTGAGCATGACCGCCGCTGTGATCCGCTGGGCCTTATTCGCCTTCCAGCTTGGCCTTTGGGTGTTGGTGTTGTTGAGTTTGACAGCCACGCTTGGCCAATTGCCTGCGATTGTGCGTCGTCTGCTTGCTGAATTGGAGGAATAAAGATGCGCTTTGGAAACTATGAACTGGAGACGGGAAGCCGGGGTTCGACCCTGACTAATCTGGTTGAGGGGCGCTTTGTGTTCTGTCCGTCTGGTGAGGCATCGGGCGACCTGTTCGACGTGCTGGAGGAGTTGGAGGAGGCGGACCCCTGCGCAGATTATGAGCGGCACCTTGCGGCCTTGTGGGCTGAATTTGCCCCTCAAGCGCGGAGGGCTTGAGCGTGGGCAAGCCTTTGCGTGTGCTGGTGGCTTGCGAGTTCTCGGGGACTGTGCGCCGTGCCTTTGAGGCGCGCGGGCATGACGCTTGGAGCTGCGACCTGTTGCCAGCCGAGGACGGGAGCAACCGCCACATAACGGGCGATGCGCGCGACCATTTGGGCGATGGTTGGGATTTGCTCATGGTGGCGCACCCGCCTTGCACCCGCCTTTGCAATAGCGGTGTGCGCTGGCTGTCTGTTCCGCCTCCGGGGCGCACCTTGCCCGATATGTGGGCGGAATTGGACGAGGGCGCGGCGTTGTTCTCGACGTTCTGGAATGCGCCTATCCCGCGCATCGCGGTAGAAAATCCTGTCATGCACAAACACGCCAAGGCGCGCATTGCGGGCTATCAGCCCCCGGCGCAGTCGATCCAGCCTTGGCAGTACGGCCACGGCGAAACCAAGCGAACCTGCCTCTGGTTGCGTGGCTTGGAGCCATTGACGCCGACCAACATCGTAGAGGGGCGCACCGCGCGGGTTCACCTTGCCAGCCCCGGCTCTGATCGCTGGAAAGAGCGCAGCCGGTTCTTCACGGGCGTGGCTGACGCGATGGCGGATCAGTGGGGCAAGATCCCCTTGCCTGCTGACCTGTTCGCCTTTGCGGGCGTTGCTGCATGACGATTGCCCCCACCGCTTAGGGCTTTGGTCCTAGGCGGCATTGGCAACCGCCAGCGTGGAAGGAATTTTTATATGGCCACCATAACCGCGACCTATAGCGCAGAAGACAACAAGCTGCGCCTTTACCCCTCCAGCCGTTTGGATGCGGAGACGTTCGAGCGGGTGAAGGCTGCTGGCTTTGGCTGGGCGCCTCGGCAAGAGTTGTTTGTTGCCCCCAAGTGGACGCCAGCGCGCGAAGACCTTGCAACTGAACTGGCGGGCGAGATTGAACCTGAGGAAATGACGCTTGCGGAGCGCGCCGAGGCGAAGGCCGAGCGGCTGGATGCTCTGGCGAATAAGCGCAATCGGGAGGCGGGCCAATTGGCAGCGCGCGCCGATGATCTTTCGCAGGCATTTTACATGGGCCAGCCGATCCTTGTCGGGCACCATTCAGAGCGGAAGGCGCGCAAGACGCAAGAGCGGATGCACAGCGCCATGACTGCCAGTAACAAGGCGGAGAAGGCGGCAAACTATTGGCTCTATCGTGCCGAGGGCGTCGAAGCATTCGCCAACATGAAGAATAGCCCGCGAGTGCGTGCGCGACGGATTAAAACGCTTTTGGCTGAACTGCGCGACTTGCAACGGGCGATCAATACGGCCCACGGTGCGCTAAAGATTTGGGAGTCTCTCACCACGGACGAACAAATTCGTCATGCCCTCGGGCGGATGGATTCGCGCGCCACTATGTCGGGATGGCATACCTATTCGGATGAGCGAGACGGCAAAATCACGGCGCAAGAGGCGCGGGCGCTGTGCATGGCCAATGCGGAACGGGTTATCAGCGGCCCAGGGCGCAAGCGTTGGATCGACCACACGCTAAACCGGCTGGCGTTTGAACGCTCGATGCTGGGTGATGTGGCGCGCTTTGATGGGGAATTGTCGGGGGTGATCCTGCAAGCCTTTGCGCGTGAGCATGGGGCAGAGAAGTCCAAGGCTATCCAGACGGAGGCGGGCGATTGGCGGCTAGAGAGCGAGGCGCCCTTGCCCCTGCACATTGCCGAGGGGGTAGCGCTGGAATTGAGCGCGGACGGCTGGCGGGATTTGATGCAGGCTTGCGGCTATGAGGTGCCAGCCAAGAGGGACGCCTTGCCCCCTATCCTCAATTTGGACGTTGCCAGCCATGAAACCCCTAAAATGTATGGACGGGCTGGCGAGACAGAAACGCGCGAAGTTGTGCGGGTGGACAAGGCGACACTCGCCAAGCTGGGCGCAGATTATCGCGGGGTGCGCACTTCGGCTTGCGGGCGGTATCGGTTCAAGGTGGCGAGCGACATTCACTTGCGGGCGAATGGGGATCGGTATTCGTTTGTCGCTGTGTTCGTCACTGACGCCAAGGCGCACACCTTGGGCGATGAGGCATGAACCCGGCCTGTTATGGACGGCCCGCCAAGCCTTTGCGGCTAGCGGTGCGCAGGCGTGAGGATTTCGCGCCTATTGCCCCGGTGGAGGTTGCGCCGTTGGTGGTGGTGGATCGGGCGACGGAATGCCACGTTACCCCGCCAGAGGTTGCGGCGCGCATGGTGCGCTATCTGGGTGAGGTGGGGGACTTTCTCACGCTTGAACCTAGCGCAGGCACGGGGAGCCTATCGCGGGCACTGCTGGCCTCTGGGCATAGCAAGCATGAGTTGGTGCAGGTCGAGCGGCATCACGCGCTGGCTGGCGGGCTTTACCAATATGGCGCGGTAAATCAGCGCTGCTTTCTGGAATGGGCGGATGAGGTGCGGGGCAAGGTGTCATTCCCGCGCATCATCATGAACCCGCCGTTCAGCCAAGTGCGCAAGCATATTGCGGCGGCGGTTGGCCTGCTGGGTCACGGCGGGCACGAGGCGCGCCCTGTGTTGGTGGCGCTGGTTCCTGTCACCTTCCAGCATGACGCCGCCGAGGTGTTGGAGACGTTGCCCGCTGACACCTTCGCGCTGGCCAAGGTTCACACGAAAATCATTCGCATTTACAGGGACTAAGCCGAAACGCCTTCGGGCGTCCATCGGCCTTGGCTGGTCGGTGCTGATGATGGCAGCCACCATAGACGGACAAAACCTATGACCGCGCTTTATGATTTCACTGGCGAGACATGCGAATTTTATGGCCGCACCCTGCGGCAAATCCGCGCGCTGAAAGACCTTCCTATGCATTCCGTGGAGGTTGGCGATGTGGGCGGGTGGATCGAGAAGGAAGATAACCTTCCGCAAGCATCACTCGCATGGATTTTCCCGCGAATGAAGGTGTGCGGATATTCGACTGTGCGGGGCGGCGTGATGCATGGCGGCGAGATGCATGGCGGCGAGATGTGGGGCGGCGTGATGCATGGCGGCGAGATGTGGGGCGGCGTGATGCATGGCGGCGAGATGTGGGGCGGCGTGATGCGGGGCGGCGTGATGCATGGCGGCGAGATGCATGGCGGCGAGATGTGGGGCGGCGTGATGTGGGGCGGCGTGATGCATGGCGGCGTGATGCGTAAGGACGCCATCTTCATCGCTGGTCTGCGCTGGTTGGTGTTCATCAACGACGGAGAAATGACAATCGGTTGCCAGCACCGCACGTTAGAAAAATGGTGGAAGGCCAGCGATGCCGCAATCAATAAAATGGATTGCGATGCACTCGACTTCTGGCGGGCTAATAAGGCGATGTTGCAATCTCTGTGCGCCGCAACTGCGCGCGACAGCGGCCTTTGCGCAGGGCTAGCCATTGATGCTCTTGCGACTGCCTGACGCCCCCGGACGCATCGCCCCAGCGGTGCGCGAGGATGGCGTTAGGCCACTATGGAGATGAGCAAATGACCCTGCCCCACAACATCGAGCGGCGGCTTTATCGCAACGGCTACACCAACGCGCCCTATCGGGCATGGGATGGTGCGGGGCGCGTGTGGTTCATCGCTGGCCCGGCTGGCCAGTGGTCGGCGCGGTGCCGTGATGATGAGGCTTTGCCCGTGGTGGTGGGCGCAACGCTGGCGCGCGTGTCGGCTAAGCTGGGGGCGATGGCATGAGCGCGGTTGATGTGGGCGTTTTCACAGCCGCGGCCCTGCTGGTGGGCGTGGTCGCCTATCACGCTTGGAGGGATGGGCGATGAGGTCGGCAAACTTGGGGCCAGCCGCGCAGGCAGAGCGCGACCGCCAGATGATCAAGGCGCGCGCGGCGGCGGCGAGACGGCCCGCCAAGGCGCAGGAAGACCCTGCAACGCTGGCGCTGTTCGCAGGCGTGTTTGAACCAAGGCTGATTTAGGGGAAAGACGATGAGCATTCACAACGATTTGGCCAAAGCTCTGCAAGACTTGATCGACAGCCAAGAGACGCACCGGCCTAAGGCGCTATGGGATAACGCCCGCGCAGCCGTGGCGGCGGCGAAGGAGGAACGCGCCACGCGAGAGGAAATCAGCGCGGCGCGGAATGTGTGCGGCGATGCTCAGATTGATGGCGATGCGGAGGCCAGCCGGGGCGAAGGCGGATATTGGGTTAGCGCTTGGGTGTGGGTGGGTGATGAGGAGGCTGGCGAATGACCAAGCGCCGCTACGATCCCAACTGGCCGCGCTGGCGGGTAGTGCAAGGCTCTAGCGTGTTCACCATCCCGGCGCCCGATGCAGAGACGGCGGAGCGGCGCGCGGCGGCGGTGGGCTTTCGTAACCCCAAGGCAGAGCGAATTATAGATTGACGCAGGGACGGGATGGAGTGATCTGGCTAGATCATTCTGGATTGGAAGGGGGCGCTTCGGCGTCCCTTTT